AAAGGAATTCTGACTCCAGAGAACCGTGGGTTGTGGCGAGCCGATAAGGTTGAGTGGACCGGAACAGCGTGGCGCATCGTTGATGACGATGATTACCTGATTGACGATGAGCGCAGGATCGTGGCAAAGGAAGTCGGGTGGTGCTTGAGAAGAGAGGTGATGAGATGAGTGAAACATTGAAGCCGTGTCCATTTTGTGGCGGAGAAGCATTTGCCCATATGTTGGGTAATGAGATTGCGAAAGGTTACTACATCGCTTGTGATGAATGCGGAGCGAAGACAATAGTTTTTGGTTACGAAGCTGAAGCAATCGAAGAATGGAACCGGAGAGTTGCGACCGACAAAAATGTCGGTGACAAAGAGACTGTGATTATAGAGCCTTTTACTACTGATATGAATCATGTCGGCTATTGTAAATGTGGATATTTAGTCAATTCTGAGTGGAAGTATTGTCCTAACTGTGGTGCCAGATTGGAGTGGAAATGAGTGATCTTATCAGACGAGAAGATGCCCTTGCAGTTTTATGTTTCAGCCAAGAAACAGGACAGATGGTCTGTGGAGATTTGAGGAAACTTTTGGAAGAGATAAAAGCCATCCCATCCGCAGAGCCAGAACGGATGAAGGGTGAGTGGATAGACGGGCTACCATATGTCAACAGTCATTGGTGGGTATGTTCCATTTGTCATGTCTCCGCTCCAGAAAATCATACTGGCTACAATTTTTGTCCGAACTGTGGGGCGGACATGCGAGGTGAGTGATGAATAAAGAAGAAAAGTACAGAGAGATTGCTTTGAAACTGCTCAAAGAATACATTGACAGCGAACAAACGGTGATTGGTGAGTTTTCGGGAGATTTCAAAAAAGCAGCTGAAATCTTGAAAGACCGTGCGATGAAATATCTAAAAGCACTTGGATATGGCGAAGAAAAGTTTGCCGAATTAGTAGCGGATACTTGGCTTTTTGATGAGACTATTGTTCCGCTTGGCAATTCCGAAAATGGACGAGGATAATGGACGGATTTATTGAGTTACATCAAGATGGAATTAGAATGCTGATAAACACAGAAGTCATAACAGCGGTAATTGATATGGCTGACGATAGATATAAAAGCGCGATGCTAATTCAGGGCAGCACCATCCCACGCGGATTTGACGAAACTTATGATGAAATCAAAAGCCTTATGAAGTCCATGCCATTGACAACGAGACTAATTGACGTGCTGAGAGAAGTAAGGGAAGAGGAATGAAATGGAAAGTTATGACATGAAGCGAAGCAATTGGATGGGACTTTGGTATGATTCATCAACATATTCATACAAGAGCGCCCCGATAAATCTCGCTAATCTGAGAGAATACAAAGGCAGTATAAGAATAATTGCTCGTAAGAATAAATACTATGACAAGGATTCAAATAGGCCAAACATGGTGTTTATGATCGCTGATGCAAAGGCAACAGACAACAACGTTGAAGTGAACAATATGTTACACGGATATATCAAAGTCGAAACGGCTATTGAGATAGCACAACATGCGCTACATATGGCTGAATATGGGGAAAGCCCTGACGATTTGTGTGTGGAAATTGCAAATGATATGTATGCGAATGCAGAGTGAGAGGAGAAAAAGAATGAATATAGTAGAATTGCGCGATAAAAGAAAAGCCTTGTGCGAATTGACAGAAGATATTGCAGAAAGAGCAATCCGTTTTGGGAGTTTCGATAGTCTTTGCAAAGATAAAAGTATAGACAAATGGTATCCATATCCGATAGAAGAAATGAAGTCTCCATTTGAAGTCACGGAAGATGATATTTTGAATCATTACTTTGCATTTGTTAATTACGTAATAGGTGAAATAAAAAATCAAGTGGATGATTTCGGATATGAAGAAGAGAATTATGTATCGGAAACAATGGATCTACTCGAAGAAAAATATGATTGGATAAATAAAGGTATAATGGCATCGGAGCAAGCCGAAAACATATTCCGAGACAGAAAAATCTTTAACGGAAAAAGTTTTTGCCAAATAAAAAATGAACTGTTCTGGAAATTGGAATCGGAAAAACAGAAGCATGAGAAAGTACAACAACGAGAAGACAACGATTGACGGCATCACCTTCGACAGCAAGATCGAGTCCGAAAGATATAAGCAGTTGATGCTGTTGGAGAGAGCAGGAGAGATTCAGGCATTACGTCTTCAACCAGAGTTCCAAATACTTCAAGGTTGGGTAGACTGCGAGACAGGCGAAAAGACACGGTCACGGTTCTATGTCGGTGACTTTATGTACATCGACAAAAACGCTGAACGTATCATCGTAGAGGATGTAAAGGGGATGGAGACTGCGGAGTTCCGTCTGAAGTGGGACTTGGTCAAGAGCCAATACCCGCAGTACGAATTCCGAAAGGTGACACGTAATGACATTTAGCATATCACTTGCAGGGTACATCCTGCTATGGATAGCCTTGCTCCTGCTCTCATGGCGATGGTTTAAATAAAAATACTCCGGGCGTTTGTTCCCGGAGTATTTTTATTGTGTTGCGGAGGCAACCAAATGACAATAATTATTATAAGCTCTTAATGATTATATGTATATAGTTATTTTGAATTTAGATTATAATAAATATAATAATAACACAAGGAGAAAATATGGACTGGAATATGATAGCCGGAGAACTTATCACCCAGGTGCTAAAGATTCTGCTGCCGATAGGAATTGCTTTGATACTTAAGTGGGCGGGTGAACTATGGCTCAAGGTAAAAGAACAGAAACCGGAGATAGCGGAGCTGCTCAATTATGCTGTATCAATCGCGGTCAGGGCAGCTGAACAGGAATTCGGCGGTGAGCATGGTGCTGAAAAGAAAGCCTACGCTATTGAATTTGTGCAGAAATTTTTGTCCGAGAACGGCGTGATGATCGACGTTTCCGTAATCGCTTCCGCGATCGAATCCGCTGTCTTTGGAATGAATACCTGGATGAAACCGGATGCCCACACAGATAACGCTGAGTAGTTCCACATTAGCCATAATCGGAAGCATGGCTATCCTTGTCCTGGGATGGGTGTTTAAATTCGCGCTGGAATCCGTGAAGCGAGACGTGAATAAGCGCTGGGATGAAAAGGATCGTGATGATAAAGAATACCGGAAGGAACAGATAGAGGATGCAATCCGCGCACAGCGCGGACAGCAAGTGATGGGAAATGCACTAAGAGAGATCCTGCGCCACATGATCACAGGGAATCACATAGAGGACCTGGAACGTGTGCAGCAGGATCTCGAAGTATATTCCGCAGAAAACAACGAGGCCCTGTTAAAAAAGGCAGCCAAACATAACATGAGGATCAGATAAAATGGCAAACATCGTGATAAAAGGTGTATACGCTACAAAGTCAGCGCTTGATACGGCAGAACTGGCAGCTGCAGAAGCCGGCGATACCTACATCGTAGGCAGTAAGATCCCATACGATTTATACACATTCAAATCGGGATCATTCAAAAAAGGAGACAAGGTCAGCAACGTCATGGAAGATCTCACGACTCCTGCGGAATGTCCAATCGCGAAAATGTTCTGCATCACATTCAAGGACGGGGATAAAACATATAAACTCCGTGAAAATGTAGGCAGAAAATCGCACGGCACATTTGAATTGTTCGGAGTATAATGATCAGCTTCCGACAGCCTTTTAAAGGCTCATATCAGATCACCCTGGATTACGGCGAGGAGTGGCTGCCTACCTACAAAGCCGGGGAGCACAAAGGTATTGACTACGGATGCCCGGAAGGCACGCCGATTCTTGCTTCGGCGGATGGCACGGTCATCCGCACAGGATATGTTGCATCAGGATACGGTCAATACGTCCTGATTCAGCATGAGGACGGCAGCGGTACGGTTTATGCCCATCTAAAACAGATAAAAGTCAAGGATTATGCCAAAATATCACAGGGAAATGTCATCGGATGGTCCGGATCGACCGGAAAATCATCAGGACCTCATCTGCACTTCGAGTGGCGCAGGGTGGCAACAAAATACGACACCGCAGAAGACCCCAAAACACATCTTCAGAGCGTTTTAGATAAAGAGACTAACACTTATACCCAAGGCCCTGTAAAGCCCCAATTTGAGGCCGTACAGAGCGGTCTATGCGTTGTTGTGTGTGACGCTGCCAATGTCCGATGTCATTGTGATATGTCTCGGATTATGGGACAGAGAAAAAAGGGAACTGTCATTTCAATAGGCGATGAAGTGACCATGTATAACGGTCTTCCCTATCGGGATTACTATGACGCTGAAAAAAAGTGTTGGCTGAGGATCGCGGAGCATGATCCAACCGACCAGATCATAAAAAATTTCACTCTATAAATGGCATCTGTCCCCGGCGATGAACCGGGGACATTTCATTTCTTGCGAAAGTGATCGATTATTTCGCAGACTGCATGGATGAAAAGCAGGACGGCAAAGATGAAGGGGAGAATGAAGATCAGCACTCCCCACTCACCGCGGATCTGGTAGATATTTTTTATCGCTTCGATCACAGAGTCCTGCTTTCATATTCGTCCACAAGCATCATGATAAATGCCCTTTTTGACATCTGTTTCTGACCGGCAAGCCGTTTGATTTTGGCGAGGTCGGCCGGCGAAAACTGCACAGTCTTATGAGATCCGTTTATGGATTCACTCAGATCCACCGGCCCGGTGTACTTTTCCGCTTCATCTTCCGGGAGATCGGAAAACATTTCATATTTATTCTGACCTCGCGGATTGTAAAGGAAGACCTCACGTAAGCCTCCCGTCTTCCGGTATACCTGGATACCATCTGTTCGCGTTTCTAACAGTTCGGCAGCGTCTGTGTCATAGATTTTGGTTCCGATTCGTTTTCTCATTTAGCTTCCTTTGCATTTGTTTTTTCTTCAAACATATCAGCAAAAATAAAATGTATTTTATCTATTATGTGCTGATATTCTTCAGCTTCAGACCACAAGCCTCGGTTACACAAATTTTCTTTGAAGGCGTTAAGATGAATACAGATAATCTCTAATTCATCCCTTGATAAAAAATCTATTGATGGTAAAACACGGACAACATTTATAACTTGCTCGCATTCCCACAAATATCCCCATTCCGATTTTTTCATCGCTTCGATTGCCGCTTTTCGACTAATCAAATCATCGTTCATGCTGTCCACCCGTGTTCTTTAGCCCAATCGTCAATAACATCTGACCAGATGTTTGATGCGATCTCGTGTTCACAGTAGCGTGAATTAAAATCTTCTGCAATCTTTTCGCAGTCCTCATTTGTGAGTGACTCAGCATAATCAGGATAGTATAAGTTGACGTGATCCCAAGCATCCGCTATCTGATTTTCTTTACGCACATCATCGTAAGCCTGAAGCACGGAATAACCGTTCTCTATCAGACACTTTTCCCAGTCTTTCATCTCATGCTCCTTTCGTTAGTTCTCGTATTCAAGAGAGGTCAGGACACCGTGTGTGAAGAGGGAAGCATTCTGTCCCTCGTAGTCGAGCATGATAACCGGGCGGTACTCCGGGTGACGCTTCTGAAAAGCGTTCACGATGTCCAGAACGTCATGATTAGGGATGTGGTTATATCCGTGAGCCTTTGCAACGTCATATATTCTGACCTCTTTGAGGTCAACAGCCTGCTCTTCAAGAGCGGTCAACAATTCTTCTTTCCAGTCCTTCATGTCATTCATCCTTTCTTTTTAGCAAACGGTTTCGACAAGACTCTTTGCCATCTTGTACCCATTATCACGGCAAGCCTTTTTTAGGGAGCGGATTTCATCAGGTTTTCCCACAGTATAGGTCACCGTTCCACGGTTAGTTACTTTTACGAAATGGGAATCAGAATTGAATTCAAGATTTTTACAAACCTGTTCATAAGATTCTATACGAACTGTTCCATCATTCATACTGAGTATCATGACATTCTTCCTTTCATTCGGTGACATTTTGTCACCATTTCGCTGTTATAATTCTGTTTGTCAAGGCACATGCTTTGTAGTTCCCTGTCTGGAATGGTATCGGAACTTTTTCCCCGCGTAAGCGGGGGTGACTCTAAGTCTATGCACGTGCCTTGTGGATTGAAATGAATCCGAAACCTGATATGAGCCTGATTGTTCAGGCTCATATCATTTAATCCTTCCATCCCCACTTTTTAGCTTCTGTCTTTGAGCACAGTTCGCGTTCGCGGAAATCGTATTCTTCTGTGTTCAACCATTTTCGAGCTTCTTCAAGGCTGTCAAATTTCTTTGCGTACCCTGTCCACCGACCGAAATTAAACTTTGTGCTAATTCCGTAAATGCAACCATTCTTCTCAAAATACTTTTCTGCGTTCATCTCATTCTCCTTTCATGCCCACTTTGCTTTGCCATCACGCATAAGTCTCGCAAGATAAGCGGGCTTGTAGCAACCAGAGCAGTTATCCCAACCGCCGTACTTTGACGCACGGTATGGGTAAACCCTGCGACAATTCGTACCAGAACCATGTACTGCGAAAACAACTTTCCCATATCCATCTACGGCAACATCGCCAAGGCAACGAGTAGTTACCCAGTTTGTGTCATTTGTTTTTTCACTTTTCTCATTGAAAGTGAAAGTAAACCGGCGCCATGGATTCTCTGGACTGTTATAAGTATCATCTTCAGGATCATAGTATCTTACATCAAACCAGTACTCATCATTCCCGATCATATCAGCGCTGATGTGATACTCGCTCCGCAGTTCCCGTTCGATTTTGTAACGTTCCCAATGAGTAGGGGGAAAATTCTGTTTCGTTTCAGTCCACACCAGTTCACGCCCGCCGTCTGTGTACTTATACTCATCAACACGTCTCATAAAACCTATCATTGTTTCCTTCTTTCTGCCTATCTTCTGCCCGGTAGGCGGGGACTGTTATAATGTTCGTGATGATATATATCATATCATCATATCACGTGAAAGGCAAGTAAATATTACAATCTGATTACATATATTCCGTAACATCTATTCCGATTGGCTCGATCATGCAGCTTTCGACAACTTCCGTAGGATGAAAATGCATACTTTTCAGTCCGCCCATACGGAAGCGCGTAAGCTGAAATTGTCAGGTAACTGCACACCATCAAAATACTTAAAACTCTTTGTGTAAGCGATAAATTTGATTCTGGCATCTGCCTTGCAATTCTCGATGATTTCCAGCCATTTGTCAGCATATTCTTTATTATAAAAGTCACCGCTTTCATGGATGCGAACAATAAGTTTCGGCTTGCGCGTCTTCTTTGCTTTGCTCAAAATATAATCTGTCATATCATTCACGAAAGTCGGAAGCTTGCTCATTTCTAAATTATCATAACGAGCCGGAAGAACCTGTTTATATGCCTTTTCAGCTTTCAGAGCATAGCAAGCCTTTTCACACATCTTTGTACGGAACGGGCATGTTACGACTGCCGGCAGATTCCAGATAATAAAGTTGGTTTCAAAATTCGGCACTAACTTTTTATTACCGTCCGAAATGTGATATTTTACATTTGCGATTGTCTTGACTGCTTTCACGTCATTTGATAAAATAGAATTGCTATACATGATGAATACTCCTATTCGTTGTGTTTTGGTTACCGACTGACTTCGTTTTTCCAGGACTGCTGCCAGTCGGTATTTTGTTCATTTGTTTTATTAACTATAATTATATACAATTCACGTGATATGTCAAGTAAAATAATGTAATAATGACATCGAAAATGTAATAATAAATGACATGACATTTGTCATATCGGAGAATTGGCTCCGATGCCAGGGCTTATTCGCCTATTTGCCTACCGGTTCAATAGGTTATTGCCCTGGTGATATCCGCATCTTTTGTACACTGTATAAATTCGGATATCTGAAAAAATGGTTAGTTCGGATCGGCATCTGCTCTGCAATTTCCTATTCATCTACTAGGTAATAGGGTAATTGCATCGAATCCGGATCGGCCGTATTGTGGTGGGAAAGTATAGTAAAGTAATGAGGTCGGACGCCACCCTCACCGGCTCCGTCCGCGCGAAGGTCGTCTCCATCTCGGTCATGCCCGCTGCACAAATCCACGCCCCCTGAATTTTTTTTGAAAAAAAATCTCCCATAACAGCGCTGCCCGAAAAGCGCAGATCGTCCCGTGAAAAATTTTCCGGGGGAATTATCTGCAATAGAGGCCGGCCCTGGCCGAGCGCAGGGAAGCGAAAAAACAAAAAACGCGCCATTTAATTAATTAACCATAAGGCTATATCTTAAGGATGTACGCTGTTTAATCTATGCTCCTCTTAACTTAACTTAATCTAATCTCTGTATGCATATTGTCTAGACAACTGATATGAGAGAAAAAAATAAGAAAAAAGAGATCCTCTTTTATTCAGAGGATCTCAAACGGGAATAGAAAAAAGCGAAAGGTTGTTGAATTGGACGATTGGTATTATACACTATATTTAGTGATTAGTTACAGATAAATGATTATATTTATTAATTTGTTAAGCGATTATAGATTATAATGGAGGTATGGAGAATAAGAAGTCGCGTTACATTCTGCTGACAGAACCGCAGAAGGATATGATCCGAACATGGATCAGGTCCGGGTATACGGTATCGCAGGTGATGAAGCTTGCGCGGAACCAGGGATTTGAGGTAACGGAAACGAATCTGAAGACCAGATATTTCCCGGCGGTGAGGGCAGAATTCAAACAGCACATAGACAAGAACAGCCTGTCCACGTCATGGTTCAACAAGGAATTCAGGGCAGAGAAAGCAGCGGCTATTGCCGACATGCTTTATGACAGGATCATGAACGGTGAGATGTTTGCGGAAGAAGTGACGGAAAAAGAAGACCGGACGGGGAATCCGATAGTCACCACCAAGCCGATCTATTTTGCCGGAATGATCAAAAACTGGAAAGACCTTGTGGACACGATAGGCAATGAACTCGGGCAGCGGAAACAGTCCCTTGATGTGAACTTCAACAAGAATCAGAACCTCAACCTGTCTGTGTTAGTAGACAAGATATACGAGCAGGACAATATTGTAGATAAGCAGATCGAAGGGGCTGAGATCATTGACCTCCCTTCAGGGGAAGATTTTGCGGATGACAAAGGTTTCATGACGATCGTGGGGCCGCAGCCGGAAGAGATCAAACAGGTGATAGATACGGAAGAACATGACGACAACGTACTCTGACAGAGAGATAGAAGCACTGACCAGGTATATCGGCGACTGTAAAAAAGCAGGGATGCCGAAGGATCAGATCGACCGTTTTCTGAACGCAGCCTATTTCCCGCACAAAATGCAGATGAAATTCCATGCTGCGTGCCGGGCGGTCGATTATAACGATGTGCGCTATATTCTCTGCGGAGGATCCAGAGCCGGCGGAAAGACCAGATGCGTTACGTCCCAGGCAGGCATCGATGATGCCCAGCGGTTCCCGAAGCTGAAGATCCTCTTTCTGCGGAAAGTCCAGAAAGCGGCTGCGCGGTCTTTCGTGGATGTTACGAAACAGGCATTTGCCGGGATCAACGTCAAGTTTGAGAAATCCCGTATCACGTTCTCAAACGGATCTCAGATGATCTTTGACGGATTCAATAAGCTGTCCGAACTGGATAAATACCAGGGGCTTGAATATGACCTCATCATGATCGAGGAACTGACGCAGCTTCCTGCTGAGATCTTCAATATGATCGATTCCTGCTGCCGTACATCGCGCAGAGACGGATGGAAGCCCAGACTCTACCTCACGACCAATCCGAACGGTATCGGTCACAGGTGGGTCAAAGAACGTTTCATCATGCCTTTCAGAAACAATACGCAGAAGGAGACGCTCTTCATCCCGTGGAATTATGAGGCGAACCCCTTTATTGATAAGCAGTACGGAACTTATCTGAAGGGGCTTGGCGGTGAACTCGGCAAAGCCTGGCGTGACGGCGACTGGGATCTCAATGAAGGAGCTGCGTTCGCCTTTGATGAACGCCGGCATGTTATTGATACTCTCCCTGAATTTGACGATAAATGGATCACGCTCAGAGGGATCGATTACGGCTACGCCGCGCCCTACTGCTGTCTGTGGGCGAAATACAATCCGCACATCGGCAGAGTCATTGTGTATCGGGAGGATTACAAAAAAGGGCTTACGTCCAAAGAGCAGGCGGAGCGCATCCTTATGCTCACAGGGGCAGATGAAAACGTACTCGTTACTTATTGCGATCCCGCGATGTTTGGAAAGAAAGCCCAGGAAGTCGTCACCTCTGATTACGAGGTTTATAAAAATGTCGGCATTACCCTGACTGCCGGTACGAATTACCGTGCTGATGGGAAGCGGAAAGTGGATAATCTTTTACTGGACAAAGCAGACGGACGGCCCGGTCTGCTTATTCATAAGTCCTGTGAGAATCTCATCGCGCAGCTTGAGACACTCGTCTATGATGACGAGCATGTCGAGGATGTAAACACCCGGCAGGAAGATCACGCCTATGATGCTTTGAGGTATCTGCTCACCAGAGTCCATGACCCAATGGGAAACGTTTATAAAGAACTTGACCGCAAGAATAATAATTACACGGTCTTTGCCGACCTGTTCAGGAGATAGCCATGGCACAGGATAAAAAATTATTCGAGGAAATCAAACAGCACGCCAATGATATCAAGTCTTCATATTCCAAGCGGAATAAGGAATTCGAGGAATATGAAAACATGTACCTTATGGAAGCCACTGAATCCAATAAGGGGAATGAGACCGTGAAGGTGACGGTCAGTCCGACCGCCCATAATAAAGTCACCGGCGCAAAACGCCTGCTGCAGTCTCAAAAAGTCCGCTTCGACTGTCATTCCAATATCGCGACTAAAGCAGAACTCGACCGCCTTGAAGCGCTCATCGATAAATGGTGGAGGCAGATGTTCTCCGTGAACGGGAAACCGATCATGAATGAGATCGTACACAGCGCTGCACTCTACTCCGATGTCCATATCGGCATGACTTTTTTGGAGGATTATAAAAAATATAATCCGGATGACAAGCGCATCGCCCGGCTCGAACGCAGAACACCGATCCTTTTTGAGGTATGGAATCCACGTTTCGGTTATGCGGAGCGCGATGCCCTCGGTCTTTCCGCTTATTATCAGGAACTCAAAGTCCCGTTTCACTATATCAAGAATACCTACGGAAGCCTCGTAAAGGATACGAACAGGAAGGATTCGTCCAACGTTACCCTTCACCGTTTCTGGGATCTTGAGAATTACTGCTTCTGGTATGAGGATGAACTCCTCGACTGCGGACCGCATGAACTGCCCTGCATCCCTATTTCCGTTACGAGCACGGAAGGATCTGAACTCTTTGAGGACCAGGAAGATAAATATGAGCCTCTCCTTTTCTCTCTCAAACGTTCTTCCCTCTGGCAGCGCGAGAACCTTGCTCTCACAGTGCTCTACACCAATGCAGCTGCGATCGCGTTCACGCCATCTTTCAAATGGAAGACAGACTCCAACGAACCGCTTGTTACCCAGATCGATGACGGGGTCCAGTATTACAGGCTCAACAAGGGCGATGATGTCGAGCCTCTTACCAACAAGGGCGTTTTCACACGCGAGATTTCCGATATCATGTCCCTTACATCTGACTTGATAGATAGTTCAACGGTATACGACACCGCTTTCGGTACGTCAGGCGGGTCGTCCTCTTTCAGCGAATCCACCCTTCTGGCGCAGTCAGCCAGGCTTCCCCTTGTCCCCATCCAGCGGAATGTCGGCATGGCAATTGGCGATATTGTGCAAACCGCACTTGATATCATGCGTGAACGCGGGATCGATTTCAAGTATGGTGATGTCGATATCAAGGCGAAGGATCTTCCGGAAGACCTCACGGTAGATGCGGCCCTTGATGTGATCCTGCCCCAGGAACGGACACAACTGGCAGCTACAGCCGCGACCATACAGGCGAACGGTCTTGCATCCAAGGAATGGGTACGCTCGGAAGTCATGGGGATCAGCAACAATGACCAGATGGAAAAGCAGATCGCACAGGAAAAGGTAGCCGATGCCCTTTCCGAATACTACATGCAGAAGATGGTGCAGGAGTTACAGTCGCAGGATCAGATGGAACAACAGGTCCAGCAGCAGCAGTACCAGATGCAGCAGCAGAGGAATATGGAAGCGATGCGTGCCGGCATGGCACAGCAGTCCAATGGTTACGACATGGGCGGTTCGCAGAACATCCCGGTCGGCGTTGAACAGACGAATCCGGCTCTTCAGCAGATCCAAACTCAGGCGATGATGAACAACATGCCGGAGACAAATATGCCGCAGATACCGGAAGGAAACCTTTCGGAGACCGCAGGTATAGCAGGCGGTATGCCCTCGGAGATGATGGGAATGATCCCTCAGACAGGAATGTAAGATATGCCTATAACGTCAGACACCCTTAATGAGATCTTTGCAGACACACAAAATGACATGCAACAGATCGTTACCGCGGCGAAAGAAACCTTTTACAAGCCGGAAGTTGAACGGGAAACCGTGAAAATGTGGCTTGCTCTCCCGCAGGTTTTGAAAGAAGCCATAACGGATAAGAATCCGAAACTTGCGGACAGGCTGAATAAAAAGGCCGAAGAATACCGCGAAGGAGTGAACTATGCCTCTGATTAGCGCATTGATCAATGCCGATAAATTAGCCGGCGGTACAAAAAAAACTGATGAACTTGCTAACCTCATTCAGGATAATAATTCCGGAGGAGGCGGCGGTGTCAGCGCAGGGCAGACCTATAATTCTGGAGGAACAACATTAGGCGGGGCTTCATTGGGATCTGCTAAA